TTATATAGCCAGATTCAACTGCTCTTTACCGCGATGTGAAGCCGGGAAAGCATCATGAGGGATGAAGCTATCCGGCAGAGGGTTTTCTTTCTGTCGCCTGGTCAGGCGCTCCACGCTTTCCAGGGTGGAGAATCCAACACCACATTCTAGGCTGTTGCACTGATAAAACTTGCGCCTGACGGTGTTGGTGTCATTCATCGGTGAACTGGTTCTGATGCGGGCTGATGCACCGCAAATCGGACATCTGAACATAATGGCTCCCCCACGGGAGTTGAACTCCTGGCCATTGTATTCTGCTTATTCCATTTCGGCTATCCATTCGGGAATTTTGGCTTCCAGCTCCAACTGCGTGGTAAATCCGCCGCTGTCGTCAATCACATGCTCCGCTTTTGCAATGATCCAGTCCTGGTTGTCGATTTCCGTTTTAAACCCCGATACCGTACCGTGCATTTCCGGGTAGAGGTCAGCTCGGCCACGCGCCAGAGTGATAGAGAATTCCGCAGCACCCCGCTGTAGCTGTTGCCACTTGGCTGCCGCCGCTCGCTTTGCTGCCTCTTCGTTCTGGTAGGTTTTCCGCAGGATATACACGTTGCCTTCGGCCCCTTCCATGTAGTCACCTTCGCGGCGACAGCTCTTTTCTTTTTGGGGCTTTGATGGCTTGCGGCGTTTGACGCTTACTTTTTTCTTTTTGCCAAAGTTCAGGTCCAGCCAGTAAGCCTGTACCCCGGTATAGGCCTGTCTGTCTGCAATGCGGAAACGGTGCCGGTCTCCGTGGCTTCTTGTCAGTGCAAAAGAGGGTAACGGTTTACCGTTAGCCGTGATACCACCTCCCGGCTGGATAAACAGCAGGTAGCCATTTTTTACGGTGGTAATAGCGCCCAGCATGTCGGCCATCCTCGTTAAAAAAGACAGGTCGCTTTCTTCAGTCTGGTCAGCGTGGTCAATTTCGATATTCATCAGCATTTCACTGATCTGCGCCTTCAGTTTGTAGCGATGGGCGATCGCGGAGACTACGCGTTCAACCGTCACGTCATGCCAGGATACTTCCCGCTTAACGTTGAACTCCTCCCGAAAATCGGCACTGCTGGCGGTGATCAGCAGCGTATCAGGCGGGCCCTCATGGGATATTTCATCCACTGTATAAAGCCCCTTGTAAATCAGTGGATCGCCTTTCCATCCTATCGACAGTGCCAACTGTGTACCGCGCGGCGGCAGCTGTACCAGCCCATCCGCATCATCCACGCTAAGGGTGATTTGGTCCGCCTCAAATCCCCGGTTGTCGGTTATTGATACCGACATGATTCGGTCATTCAGGTCAGACAGTGCATTACCTCCGGCGGTGATGCTGTAATCAGGACACTTTATCGCATCGTCCAGGTTGTCCAGCCAGCTATTGATTTTCAGGTTGAGTGGGTTAGTCGGTGTCATAGCGCCTCCGTTGCTCCGCATGATTTCACGCGCGCGCGGGAAGCGATAACCCCTTTTTATTGTGGCCTGAAGGTCAGAATCCTTAATACGTGAAGTGGCGGCAGGCATAGGTAATTATCACTGCGAACTCAAACAACATAATGGTGGAAAACATGACTGAAGAGCGTTTCCACGGTGCGCGCGTCAGAGAACATACCGACCTGGTGACAGCCATTGATGACATTGACTCCAGTGTGATCGGGATTGTCGCCGTGGCGGATGATGCTGACGCCGACACCTTCCCCCTGAATAAACCCGTTCTTCTTCACCGGGTCAACGACGCGCTTGGCCTGACGGGGAAGACCGGGACGCTGTACAAGAGCCTGAAGGCTGCAGCCGACCAGGTCAGCACAAAAGTCATCGTCGTGCGTGTTGCAGGGGCGGAGGCTGGCGAGGGCAAAAAAACGCAGTCGCAGCTGGTAATTGGTGGTACGGAGCCTGATGGCACCTATACCGGGATGTATGCCCTGCTGGTTGCCGAACAGGATGAACGTATCGGATATCGTCCGCGTATTCTGGCGGCTCCCGATCTCGACACGGAAGAGGTGACCTCCTCACTGTGCGTCATTGCTGAGAAGCTGCGCGCCTTTGTTTATGCCGGGTGCAACGGATGCGAAACGATGGCGGATGCCATCGCCTACCGTGCCACCTTCGCATATCGCGAGCTGATGCTTATCTGGCCTGACTTTATCGCCTATAACCCGCTGTCCGGCAAAAATGAAGTCTTCCCGGCCTCGGCATATGCCTGCGGTCTACGCGCACAAATCGATCACGCCCAGGGCTGGCACAAGTCACTGTCAAACGTCCCGGTCAAAAACGTGCTGGGGATTTCAAAACAGGTGTTCTGGTCTCTTCAGGCTGAAGATAGCGACGCCAACGCACTGAACAACAAAGAAATCACCACGCTGATTAAGCGTAATGGTTTTCGTTTTTGGGGCAACCGCACGCCGGATACCAAAGACTATATCTTTGAGGTCTACACCCGAACCGCCCAGGTGCTGGCCGACAGCATTGCAGAGGCGCAGTTTGAAGATGTTGACGAACCGCTGACACCGGCGAACGTGAAAGATGTTATCAGCGGTATCCGCGCGAAGCTGGATAAGTTGGTGACGTCCGGGCGTCTTATCGGTGCGGAATGTTGGTATGACGTAGTGGACAATAGCACCACTGACCTTCGTCAGGGCCGGGTGCGCATCCGTTATAAATACACGCCGGTGCCGCCGCTGGAAGATCTGACGCTGCACCAGACCTTCACAGACGAATTCTTCGGGCCTGCATTTGCTTCTTTGGGAGGTGCATAAATGTCTGTTCCTCACAAACTCCGCCTGTTCACCTGCTTTGTGAACGGCGATAACCAGATCGGGAAAGTCACTTCATTTACCCGCCCGAAGCTCAGCCGCAAGCTGGAAGACTACCAAGGGGGCGGCATGATTGGATCCGTTGGTGTGGATCTCGGGCTGGATGCTGGGGCGCTGGATTCCTCCATTGAATTCGGCGGCGTGATTAAGGCGCTTTTTCTTGAATATAGTGCAGATATCGACGGCACCCGCCTGCGCTTCGCTGGTGAATACTACACCGATGGTGACAGCCAGCTTGTTGAAGTAGAGCTGCGCGGACGCTTTACCGAGCTTGACGGCGGCGACAGCAAACAAGGGGAAAACACCGTCGAGAAATACACGTTCAAATCGACGTATTACAAATTCTCCATCGACGATAAGCCGATTATTGAGATTGACCTGCTGAACTTTATTTACAAGAAAGACGGCAAGAATATCTACCCTGACCGTATCACGTCTGCCCTGGGAATGGGCTGATCATTAACCATGATGGCGGCACATCGGTGTGCCGCCCGGAGACTCAACGATGAAAAAAATGATACTGCAGCAGTAGCGGCTAGCAGTGGTGTGACACTGGCCCAGCCGATTGTGCGCGGCGAAGAGAAGATCACCTATGTGGAGATTGGCGAGGCAATTAAGCAGTCTGGCTCGCTACGCGGCCTGTCGCTCTCGGACGTGCTCAACATGAAGACGGATACACTGGTGACACTGTTCGCGCGCGTAACCTCACCACGTCTTAAAGAAAGTGAAATTAAAACGCTGGCCACCGCTGATTTTATCGCGCTATCTCAGGCGATCGTGCCTTTTTTGGTGCCTACGAGCTCTGGAGCACAGAACGAGCCGGAGACGGAAGCACTGTAACGGTGGTGAAATTTGATCAGATTGAAGAGCTGGTCGCCGATATTGCCGTTGTTTTTAACTGGTCGCGCACCGATATCTACATGATGGATCCGGGTGAGGTTATCACCTGGCGCGAACGGGCCGCGCGACGTAGCGGAGCCCGTGAAGATGAAGACACTTGATATCCGTATCGCCTTCAGCGCGATCGATAAACTTACCCGACCTGTTGAGACCGCCCGCCAGAGTGTGGGCGGTCTCTCTAATTCCCTCAAAAAAACGCAGTCCGATATTGAATCACTTGGCACGCAGTCAAAAGCGTTTGTCCGCCTGCGCGAGAGCTTCACCAAAACCACCGAAAAGATCCAGGCGACACAACGGGAGCTAAACGGACTCAGGCAGGCGCAGCAGGCCGGGAATGCAATGACAGACAAGCAGCGCGAGCATATGGCGCAACTTGCCGCAAAGCTTAGCCGTCTGAATGAAGTCCGCACCCGAGAGAAAGAGAAGCTGCGTGAAGCGACAGCGATGATGGTCAGGCATGGCATCACGCTTTCCGGTAGCGATCGAACCATCCAAAGCGCTATACGGCGTACCGAACAGTACAACCAAACGCTGGAGCGCGAACGGCAGATGCTGGCGCGGGTGACGCAGGCGCGTGCACGCTATGACCATGCCCAGCAGATGGCGGGTAAGTTACGCGGTGGTGGTGCGGTTGCCGTGGGGGCCGCTACCGTTGCTGGTTATGGCGCCGGTCGCTTTCTGGCTCCTGCTGTCGGTTTTGATAGAGAAATGTCCCGAGTACAGGCGCTGACCCGCATTGATAAAAGCAGCGCCACGTTTACCGCTCTGCGTGAGCAGGCTAAAAAACTGGGGGCTGAAACGCAGTTTACCTCCCGTGACGCCGCCAGCGGTCAGGCATTTCTCGCAATGGCGGGCTTCACACCACAGGCCATACAGGCTGCGCTACCCGGTGTTCTCAATATGGCATTGGCCGGCGGGATGGAGCTGGGCGAAAGTGCCGATATCGGATCAAACATTCTGTCTCAGTTCAAGCTGGATCCCAAAGAGATGGACAGGGTCAGTGATGTGCTGACGGCGGCATTTACGCGTACCAACACCGACCTGACCAATATTGGCGAGGCGATGAAGTACGCCGGTACGGGGATGGCAGGCCTTGGCGTCAGCGTCGAACAGACCACTGCGATGATCGGCGTAATGGCCAACGTGGGGTTGCGCGGCAGCATCGCCGGCACGGGTTTGCAGTCCACCTTCTCCCGCATGGCTGCACCAACGGGCAAAGCCAAAGATGCGCTAAAGGAACTCGGGGTCAGCGTCGCCGATGCAACCGGAAAGATGCGACCGGCAGAAGTTGTCCTTGCTGATGTTTACAAAGCCGTCAGCAAATACGGCGACGTGGATAAGCTTTCATTCTTCAAAGATATTGCTGGCGAGGAAGCCGCAAAATCCTTCCAGGCACTGGTGCAGTCAGCGGGCAGCGGTGAGCTGCAAAAGCTGCTTGCTGAACTGAAAAAGGCGCAAGGGGAATCCGCCGCGGTTGCGAAAAAAATGGCGGACAACCTTGATGGGGATCTGAAAAACCTCGACAGCGCCTGGGAAGGATTCCGCATCCAGATTGAAGAGTTGCTTGATGGGCCGTTACGTGGACTGGTTCAGGCGCTCAGCGATGTTGCTGGGGCAATGACGGCCTGGGCAAAAGAAAACCCCCGGTTAACGCAGACATTGCTGATCATTGGCGGTAGCGCGTTGGCCTTTACGGCCATCGTCGGCGGATTGTCTCTGGTTGTTGGGCTGCTTCTGGGCCCAATCGCAAAACTGCAACTTGGCTTTGCCCTACTCACCGGGACAAAAGGGCTTGGTCGGGCCATTCCGATGTTCTCCCAGCTGCGCGCGCTCATGGGCGGACCAATGGGAAGTATCAAAGGCTGGCCCGTAGCGTTCTCCTCTATGGCGACAGGGGCCGGCAGGCTTACGGGTTTCCTGGCACCACTAAGGGGAATGCTGCTGGCGGCGTTTGCCTCACCCGGTGCAGCGCTGGGTTCTCTGGTGCGTGGCATCGGGATGTTAGCACTCCGCCTTACGGGTATTCCTGCTCTATGGGGAGTGGTCACCGGCGCGGTATCGGTGCTGGGCGGTGCATTGTCGTTGCTGTTGAGCCCCATAAGTCTTGTCGGTGCGGCATTTGTCGCGGCTGGCCTGCTGATATGGAGATACTGGGAGCCCATCAAGGCATTTTTTGGCGGTGTGTTCAGCGGGATTATAGAAATGCTGGCACCGCTCCGTGACTCGTTTGCACAGTTTAGCCCGCTGTTTGATGCAATTAGCAATGGCATCAGCCAGGTATGGAGCTGGTTCAAAGAACTCCTTAGCCCGATGGAGTCCAGCAAAGAAACGCTGGATAAGTGCGCCAGCGCGGGGGAAGTTTTCGGTAACGTGCTCGGCGGGGCGCTGCGACTGGTGCTGACTCCAGCTAAAGCCCTTCTTGATACGCTGGCCTGGATACTAGAAAAGCTAGGGGTATTGCCCGATGAAGCAGAAAGGGCCAGAAAGAAGATCGAGGATGCGCAGAGCACTGCGTTATTGCAGGGCAAAGTTGCGCTCTTACAGGGTGATATTGCGAAAATCACCCCCAAAAAAACAGATGCTAGCACGGTAACGCCGTCCGTAATAAATACACCCCTTAGCGGTGATAACGGGACGCAACGGCGACTACAAAAAATATCTGACAACACGGGTGGCATGCTTCAGGAGACGAAAAAGCGGATAGGTCCCGGCGATATCGTCTTCAAGAACCTACCCCGTGCGCTGGCGGTACGTGGTGAATGGCAGGAGTCAAGACTTGCGCAAACCTCCGCGACTATCGCCCCGACGCTTGCCCCGGTCGTTGCAGCAGCGGCCGCACCAGTTGTACAGGCCATGTTACCTCCGGTCACGCCGGCGGCCACCGCCAGAAGTGACGGCGCTGCAAGCGGGTTTAACGGTGAAATTCACGTTCATCTGCATAACGTAGTGACGCAGAACCCCCGTGAGCTGGCGAAGACGGTTGGAGAAATGGTGAAAGCAGAATTAGAGCGGCTGACCCGCGCAGGTCGCGGCAGTTTCCGAGATCGTGATTAGGGTAAGGAGATAACAGCATGATGATGATTTATGGCATGTTTGTGTTTGAGCTAAAGACGCTGCCACATCAGCAGCTACAGCAAAATAAGTCCTGGCGGCACGTCAAAAACGAGCGCATTAACCGCTCGGCAAGCTGGCAGTATATTGGCGCCGGTGAAGATCAGATCACGCTTGCCGGCGTGCTTTACCCAGAAATTACTGGTGGCGAGATCTCACTAACGGTATTGACCACACAGGCCTATACCGGGCGCCCCTGGCCGTTGATCGATGGGACAGGGCAGATTTACGGGATGTATGTTATTACCGGGCTGCAAACCACCCGCTCTGAGCTTGATCGTTACGGGAAGGCAAAAAAATTGAGTTCTCAATAAGTTTTCAGCGTTGCGATGAAGACCTACGCGAGCGGCTTCAGTCTTCATCTGTTGGCGATCTGTTAACCGGCCTGAAGGATGGGGCTAACACGGCGTATAATTCAATAAACAGCACGCTGTCCGGGATGGTGTAGCGTTACAGAGCATCGGGGGCGGCCAAATATGGGGACAGCCTTACTGATTTCCTGACGCTGGGAACCGTTTATATAGAGTAGAAACACCCACATCAAATATCATCGCCACGCGCCGCTGCGGCTCTCCTGCTGCGAGCAGCCGACCAGCCTGTGCCCATGCTTCAGGCGTCAGCTTTGGCCCGCTCCACCGGCGCCGTAGTCCAGACGGGTGCCGCTGTATCAACGCGCATCAGCAGTACCCGATAGCGTTTCCACTCAGCCAACGCCGCGGTTTCTGCGGCGGTCGCTATCCCCGCATCGACAGCGTCCTGCCGCCACGCAATCTCAGCATCAGCGGTGGCGCGCAGCTGTATTTTTTTAGCCTCAGCCTCTGCTATTACCTCATCCTGAGTCGGTGGGGGATTAGCTATATCCATCGCTTCTTTTTCAGTGATGGGGATAATGCTAGGTTTTATAAATTTATCTTGTGAACCGTCAGAAGCGTACGCGTACACGCAATGATTATCATCTTTAAAGTATTTCACTATGACAGCTCCGACCATGTTGTAGTTATAGGATTTGAACCAACGTACCCCTTCACTATATACGTGCTACCAGGTGGAACTATGGCCAGGCATCCAGCGGTAAATGAGGCGTAATCTGCATTTATATTTTTGGCAGTGGCAACAATAACATCATCAACAGATATTCCTGATGTACCATTTATTGGGGGTTTTACCTCCACAAAAACAACTATTGGCCTCTTTTCGCTATTTACATAATTAACCCCAACGGATCGAGATGATAATACGTTTTTCCATGTCTGACCTATCCCGATCTGTTGGGATAGTCTGACGTCATCCCCAGCCGCCACGGTTCCTGACGTCGTGCCGACATCCCGTTTCGCCGCTTCCCCCAATTGAAGGTATTTGAGAATCCCAGCAACGTCCTTCCCGCTGATGTCGGTAAGCGTGCTGTCTAGCGGTTGCTTTCCTGCCAGCTGCCTGATCATTTCGTTGGCAAAATTCGGATTATTATTCAGTGCAGCGGCAATCTCCTGCAGAGTATCCAATACCCCCGGAGCCGATCCGACAAGCGACGCGATCTTTGCCGCAACGAACGCCGCGTTGGCAATCTCTAAACCGCTGGCCGCCGTCGGCGGGGTCGGCGTGGTCGGCGCTCCGGTGAGTGTGGGGCTATCGATCGGTGCTTTAGTCTCAGCCAGCGCCCGGACTTTTTTAACGGCGGCCGGCGTAGCCGCCTTATCCTCAGCTGCACTATTATCGTCGCTGCTTAGCTGCACAAAGCCCTTGGCAGCTGTTGTCGCGTCTGGGTGATTGCGTGACCGCGCATGGGCCTCCAGCTGGCTATCAACATACGCACGCACCTCAATTACCTTATCATCGACATACTGGCGCGTTGCCAGTACGACGGCGGGATCAATCTTCAGTGTTACCGCTTCGGTGCTGCTGACAATCAGGATCACGCGGATGGCCTGAACGCGTCCACTTCCCTCCTGCAGCTGCGGCTTGTAAGTCTCCGCGCAGTTGGCAACAGCAATCATGTCGCCGTCTTTGTCGAACAGACCGATTTCGCGGATCCACCATCCGCCCACATCTTCTGGTATGACTTGCTCCGCGATTATTTGGCTGGCGTTTGCCGGGTCGACGGTCAGCATATTTAGCGGAGCGCGACGCATTTCATGCACCAGCGCGGTCTGTGCAGGATTCGGGGTTGGTAGTACGCCGTTGCCATCGCCTACGGCCATCTGGGTGATCTCAACCTTCGAGCCCAACGCCGCGGCTTTTGCCAGTTTTGCCGCCCCGATATTGGTTAACAGGGCTAGATATTTAGTCGCCAAATGCTACCTCCACGGTATCAGTAAAATGGACTGCCGCGCCGGTGTAGCCGCCACCGCTTACGGATATGGTTTCAGGAAAATAGGGGTAAACGGTTAGCGTATCCCCCGTGTAACATCCAGCACCTGCGGTGATTGCGCCCTGCGTCTGCAATGACAGAGTGAGCCCCGTCAGGTGGCGGCTCCGAGGCTTTGCATCATCAATCAGGCGCTCCAGCTCGCGGTAGGTTTCCTCGGTGATCCCCTGTTCCTGAATGCCAATCTCAAGCCTGAAGGTGCCCGGCTCTTCGTTGCTCTGCCACCACTCGATCACCCGCAGTAAAAAACCGAAAGGCTCAACAACACGCTTCAGCGCTGAAATCGTGCCTTTGTGACGATGAACGAGCCATGCGGCCTTAATCACCTGTCGCTTTGTCTGCTCTGACCAGCTCTTGTCCCAACGGTCAACGGACAGCGCCCAGGCAAGATAGGGAAGCAGATCAACGGGGCATTCGTCCAGGTTCCACAGTTTGCGAAGGTCAACCGGAATACGATCAATCCGTGACGTGACTTTCTCCACATCCCGCATGAAGCGACTGGCAGAAGGTGGGAGTAGGCTGTTATTCATCCGTTCCCCCGACCGTGATAGTGAATGACTCGCACCGTGCTGCCTGCGTATCGTTAATAACGATATCGCTGATGGGGTCCGGCAACACCACGCGCTGGACACCCTGCACATGCAGTGCCGCCATAATGGCGGAGCGGGCAACGTCGCGGCCAATCTTGCCCTGCTGGCTTACCCATGCCCGCAGGGCGTTCTCAGCGGCGGTACGGATGGGCTCAGACTCCGGCCCCGGATAGAGATACAGAACGGCGTTAATGCGGTAATTCACAATCTCCGCCGCCTGAACAATCAGGCGATCGGCAACCGGTCTTTTGTCGTCAGCAGACAGCGCTTTAGTAACGGTTTCCAGTAACGCTTGACCTGGCGTTCCGTCTCCTTCGGTGGAGAGCACGGAAACCACGACCACGGCAGGCGATGGGCTGGTTGCTTTGGCGTCAGCCACCTTACCGCTGGCGCTTTTGGCAAAATATTCATACGCACCAGTTGGCCCCGCGACGCTCAGACCTTCAAAAGCAGCCTGAATGCGTAACCGGAATGCAGCGTCGCTTTCATCGACGGCGTCAGTGGTATCAGTGGCCTCCTGAGTGACCAGGCGCTGGGTATTATTGTTGGCTCCCAGATTGTCCAGGTCGCCTAAGGTGGCGTGACTCAGCATGCACGCTGCAGCACCGTCATTGATGCGCTGCATAAGCATCATTTCCCGGTAGGCCACCACCTGGGCGATGACGTTCAACGGCTCAGACTCCAGATCCAGCGCGGCAGCAACAGCGGCCTGCTGCTCCTGTGGAAATGCCTCAACCATGAATGCCTTAACCTCGACAAGGATCGTCTCGAAGTCCAGCACTTTAATGATCTGCGGCCGTGGAAGCTGCGATAAGTCAATCGTCGCCATGGCTGCTCTCCCGCAGTGTCATCGTGACGGTGGCCGGTTGCATGTTCCGGGTGATAATGCCGGTGAGTTCCGCTATAGCCCGTCCGTCCCTTGACCAGCGAATATCAATGGTGTTGAGCGCAATTCGGGTTTCCCAGCGTGCCAGCGCGATAACGGCGGCGCTCATGCACTGAAGGCGGGTGGCATCATTCTGAGGCTCATCAATCAGGTCTGGCACCAGACTGCCGTAATCACGCCGCATCACCCGACTGGCAAGCGGTGTAGTCAATATGTCTTTCACTGAGTGCCACAGCTGATCGGCATCGTTCAGGGTGCCGGTCCCGTTGGGATTCATCCCCGTGTAGCTCGCTGTCATTTAGTACCCTCCGTCCAGTCCCCGCCCTGCTTCACACCACCGTGACCGTGGTTATCAACCTGCACGCCGTTAGAGGTCATTTTTCCACCGCTGTGCTCAATATCACCGTGCATCTCGCCGCCTTTTGTGACTTCAAACGTGGCGGCTTTTAGATGATTAGTGCATTCCACAACAGGCGCATCCAGCGTGACGCTAACCGCTACCTCAATCTTCGCGGTCCTCATGCCGGTAGCTTCCAGCGCGCTGGCGTCGGCGTTGTAGCGAACAACAGCACCGTCCGGTGCCGTTATCACGATTTCTTTCAGGCTGCTGCCCGGTGCCGGATGGTCATTGCTGTACAGGCTTCCCAGAACAATGGCGGTCTCCGGGTTGCCGCCGATGCAGGCAATAGATACCTGCTCCCCCACGGAAGGCGGGATCCAGATATTGAACCCTCCGGCCCGTGAAGCATTCCAGCGTAGCCAGCCCGTTTCCAGATTCCCGCTACGCACGCGGACACGCCATTTTTTTTATCAACGGCAAAAATCACGCCGATGCGAATGATGTTTTCCAGCAGGCGCATCAGTTCGGCGTTCATCGTGCAGCGCCTCCCAGGCTGTTAATGGTGGTGTTATAAATCAGCCCCTCATCCGCCGAAGACAGCCCCAGCAGCTCACGGACAGGGTATTTAGCAATCACGCCCGGCCCAACCTGGTCACGCTGGCCATACTGGTGTACACGGGCAATACGTGCGGCCACGCCGTCATAACCCACGGTTACACCCTGTGCGTCAGGGTGCATCTTCAGAAAGCGCAGCGTACGCAGGCGCTCAAACATCGGCGCTTTGCGGGCAGTATCGCGGCGCAGCGCGCGCGTATTAATTTCCAGATAGCGTTCAATATCGCTGCGGTAAAAAGTTCGAATGTCATTACGATCGGTATCAAAACCGGTGATAGTGCGTCCGTATTTACCTCGCCCGCCGTGCCAGTTTTTCAACGTCCTGACCTCATCATTCCATATAAATTTAATGCCCTGCTGCGAGCGAATGATCCGGCGTTTGCGTTGTGGGTACGCGGCCCCGTCTGGGCCTTTCTGCGCCCGGACTCGGCGCTGCTGGCTGCGGCGTACCTCCTGTCCAATGAGGCGGGCAGAGCGAGTCCGTCCTGATGCTGAAAGACTGGCGAGAATATCGCTAAATACTTTATCCAGCTCACGAAAGCGATCGTCACTCATACCGCGGCCTCCCACGTCACGCCTTCAAAAACAGCACTCCAGTCCCCTCCCATTGAAGGAATGCGTGGTTTAGGCTCCGGCAGGTGTTCTGCATGAATGGTTCCGTCGCCCTTGCGACTGACCTTCACGCGCTCCAGAACGGGAATTTCATAGAGAATATCGGCGCTGTCGTCGTCATTGATGGCGACTGAAAACTTAATATCTTTGTTCTTCTCCGGGTTCAGCAGCAGATCCGGCTGGTTGTGCCAGAGCCATGCCATCAGCGGCAAGGTGAAATCGTCGATATCGCCCGGAAAATCCATGGCGAAAAACACCAGGTTATAGCGATAGGCAAAAGAGGGTGTTTCGCCGGTCGTCTCAATGCCGCCGCTTTCCACAAAGACCGTGAATTTCTCCGGGTTGGCTTTACACCAGCGGCTGGCGTTGACCATTGCTTCCCGCAGCGAGTTAATTTTCAGCATGGCAGCACCTTTTTAACGTGCGAAACGCTCAATCGCGCCCGCAATAATCAGCAGATAAATAAGCGTCCAAAATGGATGTTCAGCAATAAAATCAAATAACGTCACTGTCCGGCTCCCGCGTGCTCAGCTAATCGTTTCAGGCGGCGAATGTCGATCTCACCAATCGCGGCCTTATCGGCATTACAGCTATCCAGCGCATCGCGCAGGCGATCACTCCAACTGGCTATTCCGCCCCATGTGACGGGGCTTGACAGTTCCGGCCGTGGCGTTGCGGCCGTCAGACTTTCCGGAACCGGTTCGCACACCATTTGCACCCGCGGCACTGGCGTGGCGGTCTTGCAGGCTGTTACTGACAGCAGCAGGCACAACAGTGTTAGCGCACGCATCGTTTTTCGTTGCTTCACGCATGTTTTCACGCCGGGTTTCTCCTAGTACGTTTCGTTGCTGTTCATCTGCCTGTCGTTGTGCCAGTACCGCGGTGACGTCTGCCTTTATCGCCCGCAGCTCATCCATGATTTCGCCGGTCTTTTTCAGCTCACGGGAAAGTTCGTCATTGCGAACCGAATCTTTCCCGCGCTGGTTTGTCTGCCAGAGTAAGCCCCCGGTGACCAGCGCCAGCAGCAAGCAGAGCGTGATTGTCTGATTCACCCCGACACCTCAACATCCCGCAGGCACCAGGCCTTAAAATCGATGCGACGGTTGAACAGTCCCTGTACACGTCTCCCGCCGCTGTTAACGAAATCAGTCAGCCGGTTGCACATGGGAGCCCACTGATGTGCCTGAGCCTGTTTCCAGATAGTGGTACGCTGACGTATTCCATTTCTATCTTTGAACCACATCAGGCCAGAACAGCCCAGGTTATAGGCCGCGTCCGTCATGGACTCAAACGCAGACTGTGGCATATTCGCGCCGTTAAAATTCTGGTTAATGCAGTTTTCTGCATGGTGCAGACCATTAACCCAACGTGTCGCCACTTCGCTTTCGCTGTACAGCCGGTTTTGCACATTGCCAGTGGATCCACAGCCGACCGTTGCTACTCCAGCAATATCCCGGTAGGGGGTGGCGCGGCAGTCTTCCCATGTGGCAATTTTTACCTGTGCATCTTCGGATGTGCGTAGGGCTTCCGGGGCCAGCGAGATACCCAGAGCCACGATGACGGCGACGGCGTAACGCTTAACGGGAAGATTCATCGCAATGCCCGTCATGCTGTAGCAGCTCAAGCGCCCGGCGTTCCGCTTCGCACAGGCTCCTGGCTTCAGACTGACTGAGGATCTGTGCAATCAGATCGTTACGGCGCTTTTGCGCCCGTTCCATCCTGCCACGATGCAGCCAGGCGCGGGCCAGTGAAAGCACCCCCAACAGCAGACCCGCCATCGCGATCTTTTCGCTGATGGTCATTACGCCGATACCGGTGACCACCACTGACATAAAAAAAGTGATGTGGTCATGTATCCGCTGGAATATATTCAGCCCCATAGCTGTACCATCTCCCGTAGTTTCTTTTGCCCCTGATCCGGCAGCTCCACCTCTTGACCAGGGTTCAGAAATAACTGCTTACTCAGCCCTGGATTGGCTGCGATCACTTTCTCCGTCATCCCCTGCGTGGTGCCGTAATGACGCCAGCACAGTAAATCCACGGTGTCGCCCTGTAGCGCTTTCACCTTCATCAGCAAAGCTCCGCCCAGATACGCTGAGCGCCGCGAATATCGGCAATGGCCCAGCGAACATCGCGCCAGAGGTCTTCCGCCTGGGTATCCAGCGCGTCCGCTTTCCGGTCGCTCTTGTTGGTGGTATCCACGTCGCGGGCGTTCTCAAGAATAAGCGCGCGGGAAGCGGCGTAGACCGCACGGCGGTAGCGGTGAATATTGACGCTCTCGCCGTTGATTTCTCGCGGAGGCACTTCGGGCTCGCCATTCGGTTTCATGGTCGGGGCGTCCGCCAGCGTGGTGTAGCCCGCTGCCAACTGTTGCCGCTGCCACTCCTGAAGCTCATCGGTAACATGCGCGACGGCCTCGGTGGTGACGTACATCAGCCGTGAAGTGGTCGTCCTGCCCGGAATACGGCTGGCAAGGCGCAGCTCACGAAGCACAATGTCAGGCCAGAACGCTCCGGCTGTGACTTTCTCTTCACCATCATCAATATCGGTGGTGTCGTTCTCTGCAGGTGCTATACGAGGCTTTGCCACCATGCTCATAGGGTGCTCTCCAGAAAAACCAGGCGGTGGGCGGCCGGTAAAAAGAACACGGAGAGAGCTCAGATCGCCGGTCGCGCCGCCTGTCGACGGGGGTCGAAGTCTTAATTATTTTTTTGTGGTTCTGCGGGCGGCGCTGGCCTTCCCGGTAGTTGCTTTCCGCGGCGCTTTGCGGGCTTTAGCCTCCGCTGGTGCAGGTGCTTTCTCTTCTGCAGCCGCGTCATTTTCGGCGGTGGTGGCCATATCACTATCGTCACCTGCACCCTGAACCTTTTTAAGTGCGCGGGTTAGCGCGGCGATATCACGCTTAACGCCGGCGTTTGGGTTAAGGTGCATCGCCTGGCGAAGCAACTTCAGCGAGGAACCCTGTGTTTCCGGGTCAGTGGATGCGCGACGAGCGAAGGCGCAGGCCTTGCAGAGCTTGGCAAGCACTTCGTCAGGCATATCCCGGTTCGTGACGGTTTCCCACAGCGTATCCAGCGGCGCGATGAAGCCGGATAAATCCGCGTCCGGGTCGGTGCCCGCCAGCGTCAGGATCGGATTGCAGATCTCTTCTGTCAGCGCCGTCACGGCGTCGCGTCCGAAATTGTCCGGCAGACTGAGGTTATGGCGTATCACGTACTCGCCGATACGCAAGGCAAGCGCCAGATCGCCACAGTCGACCGCCCACACCATCAGGGTGGTGATCACTTCGTCCTGGCGACCGCTGTCGCCTTCAAGCGTGCCGTCAATCCATCCGGCGAAATCGGGCAGAAGCTCTTTTTTAACCTCTGCTTTTGCCGCGTTGGACTGGATCCCGCTTAACCGTGACTGCGCGAGGCGAAGGCGATGCAGGATCTGCTCGTGTGCGGTACGCTCGCCCAGGGTCTCTTCATCAGTATTCAGTCCCGTACGCTGCGCCATGACGCTCTGAAAATGTTTCTGTGCCGGTGTCAGCATCAGTTATGTCCTCCGTTATGACGGGCGCATTGCGCCCGTTCCGCCAGTTACGCACCGCCACCTTCAGCAGGAGCATCAGCAAACTTAATGCCCTGAATCAGCGCGCTCTTGCCGTAGTCTTCCACCACGTAGGCATCGTTCATCGACTGGTAGGTTGCGATGCGGTTGTACTCCGGCTCTTCCTTCATCAGGCGGCGTAGCGACCCCTTATGGAAGTAGATCGACAGGTTGCTGAACGAGGTGATCAGCATGGCGTCTTTCGGGAAGAACGGGGCAAGGAACACCTGCAAACCGCCAATAAAGCGTGAAGAGATAATCAGCTGTCCGGCCATCAGTTCCGTGTTGGGGTTAGTGGTGCTCATCGCGTTAATCAGCGGCAGGCGCAGGGTGTTGAACAGGTCGCGTCCCATCAGCACCACCAGATCCGGTGCGTCTTTATGCCATTCATCCAGCAAGGAAGAGCGGGCATCCTGTACCAATGCGTCAGGGTTGCCATACAGGCCCTTTGCGGTGACTCTGTTATCCATATCGCGCGTGGAAATGGTCACATCAGACATAACGCGGGCCGGTGCCTGTTTGCGGACTTGCTCCAGCCACCCGGTATTCACGTCCTGAAGCAGCGGGTTAGTGGCGAAATCAGAGATCAGCGCATGCGAGGTGCCGTTAAAACCGATCATGATGCGGTCAAGCGCAATCTGTCGTGCGATTTGCTGACTGACTCTGGCCTGAAAATCTGGGTGGGCACTCCATGCATCCAGCTGTGAATAACTGATGAAGGTGTCGTAGTTCACCTGCTCGCAGCGGTAACGACGCGCGGCCAGCTCGTGAGCGCTCGCCGGGTTACGGCGCTTCGTACCGTCGCTGCTGGAGTTGGTGCGGGCAATCGGCCCGGTGGTATCAATCAGGACTTTATCGCCTTCCTGATCGTCAACGCCGATGACGTTGATTTTTTGCGTCAGCTCGGTGCTGTCTTTGGCGGCATTTTCCAGCCGCTGCTGCACGGACGGTTCCACCGAATAGCGCTTAGCCAGGTTGCTGACGGTCACGCCACTCAGTTGCGCCTGACGCTGCATGTACAGCTCAAGCTGTGCGCGGGTATTCCCGGAAAGTACGATTGTCATTAGTCTGTCTCTCTTCGTTAAATCAGAAATCAACCAGCTGTGCGCCATTACCACCAGTGGCAGCAAAGCGGGATGTCGGGTTGCTGTCCTGGGCCTGCAACTGTTCCCGCAGGGTGGTCAATTCACCGGTGAGTTTTTCAACCTGCTGGCTGGCTTCGCTGTTCTTCTGCTCCAGTGCATTGAAACGATCGAGGAGGTCGGCGTGAGACTGCGCCACGCTCTCCACGGCTTCACGCACTTGGCTGAACTGCTCGCCGTCTGATTTACGGCCTTTGCCAATGAGATCCATTACGCGGCTGAACCACTGCTTACCCTCTTCATTGCGCTGCTGTGTCAGTTCAATGACTTCCGCCTCCATCGCTTCGGTAAACATCGGCGGTTCGGTCTGCTGGTTATTGAACGCCATGACCTGGGCGCGCTGCTGGGCAGCAAACTTCAAACGGTCCGTGCCAAGGCTTGCCGGGGTGTCCGTCATGGCGAGCCCGACAACATAGGCGTTGCCGTTCAGCGCAAACTGCGGGTGCAGTTCAATGCTGGAATACACCTTTTTGCCTTCATCGGTGAGCTGCTTCATTCGTACTGAGGGTTCGATTTCCGCATAGAGCGCGGTGCGGCCTTTTAACGGGCCATCGGTGATATCTTCGGCGCTGAGTCCGGTCACGTCCCCCATTGCGCTGAAATCACTGTTCGGAAGCATCGACAGGTAGTGCTCCACGTTCACACGTGCAGCGTAAACGCTCGGATCATAACTTTCCGCAGCGGCCTTCAGGTGTTCGCCGCTGATTTCGCGACCGTCAACGGTAGCGCCGGAAACGGCGACGCGAAACTTTTTGCGGGCTGGTTTTGCGGTGCTCGCCATGCTGATTGTCCTGTTACTGGTTGGTTTATGGTCATGATGACAGAGCGTAACTCGCTGTCTCAACGTGCTTTTGTTGTCGGGGATAGCGCAGAACTGAAAGAGGGCGAAAGCGGGATCGCGCGCGCGGTAATCTTCCCTGCATACAAGGGGAGACGAGATGATTCAGGACGCTTTTGTACGGCTACGCGCAAAACAACTCTACTGGCAGGGCTACCCGCCGGCGGAGATCTCGCGCCTGATGGGTATCAGCCAGAACACCGTTTATTCGTGGAAAAAACGCGACGAATGGGACGAAACGCCCACTATCCAGCGCGTCACGCAGTCCATGGATGCGCGACTTATCCAACTGACAGACAAGAAAGAGAAGACCGGTGGCGACTTCAAAGAAATTGACCTGCTGACCAGGCAGATAAAGAAGCTGAATGATGGTCAGTCAGCAGAGGTGGCTGGCGGAAAAAAAACGCGCAGGCGCAAGCTGAAGAACCATTTCACCGATGAGCAAATAACGGCGCTACGGGAAAAAATTCTTGACTCCCTGTCCTGGCATCAACGCGGCTGGTATGAACAGCGTCATCACCGTAACCGCATGATCCTGAAGTCGCGCCAGATTGGCGCCACTTGGTATTTTGCCCGCGAGGCGCTGCTTGATGCGCTGCGGGATGATGTGAAATACCCGTATCAGCGCAACCAGATCTTTTTGTCGGCGTCCCGGCGTCAGGCGCACCAGTTCAGGGGATTCATCCAGAAGGTGGCAGAAGAAGTGGACGTTGAACTGAAAGGTGGCGATAAGATTGTGTTGTCCAACGGCGCAGAGCTGCATTTTCTCGGTACATCAGCGGCAACCGCGCAGTCATATACCGGCAACCTGAAATTCGATGAATTCTTCTGGGTCAGTAACTTCACCAACCTGCGCAAAGTGGCGGGGGCAATGGCGACGCTGAAAGGGCTGACGCGAACGTACTTTTCTACGCCTTCCGGTGAAACCCATGAGGCTTACCCGTTCTGGACGGGCGATCGCTGGAACGAGAAGCGCGCCAAAGCGAAGCGGCAGGCGTTTGACGTGGGGTGGAAAACGCTGAACAGCGGCCTGCTATGCCCGGATAAAACCTGGCGTCAGATCGTCACCCTGAAGGATGTGATAGACCACGGCTGGGAGTATACCGACCTTGAAGAGATTCAGGACGAGAACAGCGATGATGAATTTCGCAACCTGTACATGTGCGAGTTCGTTCGTGATGGTGAGTCGGCCTTTAACCTTAACGCCCTGATCAGCTGCGGTGCTGACGGTTATGACGAGTGGCCCGACTGGAAACCTTTCGCCAGCAGGCCAATGGGGCAACGCGCGGTCTGGATAGGCTATGACGCCAACGGTAGCAGCGGGAACGGCGACAGCGGCGGCGTGTCCGTCACAGTGCCACCCCTGGTGTCAGGTGGCAAGTTCCGTACGATTGAAACCATCCAGGTGCAAGGGCTGGAGTTCGAAGAACAGGCCAAAGTGATCGAGGATCTGACGTTTAAATATAACGTTCAGCATATTGGCATTGACGTGACGGGTGGCAACGGCGAAGCCGTCTATCAGATAGTAAAAAAGTTCTTCCCTATGGTGGTTCCGTACACCTTTAACCTGACCTCAAAGCGCGCCCTGGTGCTGAAAATGCTCCAGATTATCCGCGCCGGTCGCTGGGAGTACGATCGCAGTGAGCGGGCGCTGGTGACGGCGTTCAATGCCGTACGAAAGGTGAAAACGCCGGGCGGATTTATCACCTATGACACCGACCGAGCCCGCGGTATCAGCCACGGAGATCTGGCCTGGGCGACGATGCTCGCCATTATCAACGAACCGCTGGGACAGGAAAGAGACGGCAGCGGTGGATTCGCAATGGAGTTCTAATGAGAAAGAGTAAAAAAAATTACAACCGCCGGCCAGCCGCAGCGCGTGACCTGTCTGATGCACTGAAAAGTGCGCCGTCACTGAGTGCCTTCAGCTTTGATGGGCCCTACCGCGCGGAAAGCTATGATCTGTTGGATAACATGTATTGCGCCGATAATGGCCGGTACTTTGAAACGCCGGTTGACTGGTACGGGCTGGCGCGAGCATCACGCAAAACGTCATGGCATCAGTCCGCGCTGTACTTTAAGCGCAACGTGCTGCTCGGGTGTTTCATCCCCCACAGGCTGCTATCGCGGCAGGCATTTTCCGGGTTTGCTCTTGACTGGTTTGTCTTTGGCAACACTTATCTTGAGATGCGCACCAACCGGCTCGGTGGGCCGCTGGAGCTGCGGCATGCCTTGGCGAAATATACGCGTAGGGGAGTCGATCTCGATACCTATTGGTACGTGCAGGAAGGAAAGGAAGAGTACACATTCCGACGTGGTGATGTGTGCCACATCATGAACCCCGATATCAATCAGGAAATCTACGGTATGCCGGAGTATATCGGCGGGCTGCTGTCTGCCAGCCTGGCGCACTCTGCAGATACGTTCCGCAAGCTGTACTATGATAACGGCTCCCATGCTGGCTGTATTATTTACATCAGCTCAGCACAGGCCAACGACAAGAGCGTGGAGGTGGTAAAGAAAACGCTGTCGGAGTCCAGAGGGAGGGGGGCTTTCAAAAATATCCTACTGCATGCACCCGGCGGAGGCAAAGATGGCGTGCAAATCCTGCCATTCCAGCAGATCACCGCGAAAGATGAATTCATGAACGTCAAGGCTTCTTCCCGCGACGATATCCTTGCAGCCCATCGCGTGCCACCGCAGCTGATGGGAGCCATGCCAGGCGAAAAGGGATCGTTCGGTGACGTGGAAAAGGCTGCACGGGTCTATGCGATTAATGAGCTTATGCCGGTGATGGAGGCCATGAAACACGTCAATGACTGGCTGGGTGAAGAGGTGATCCGATTTAACCCTTACGCACTGCTGGATCAGAGTTAACCCGCAACGTCTCAGCCATAAACCACCGTCAGCGCTGACTGTTCCGGCCAGCGCATGGCGAACCGTCCAACGCATCATCAAATACCTTCAACACCCCCGTCTCTTCCTATAGTGAGCAGCGCGCTGGCGCCTGAACACCTCGCAATACATCGATCACACTGTAGCGCCTCAGCGCCACGCTGGCGGGCGCTTTTCCACACCATCAAAACACTACACCCCATAGCTAAACGACGCGCTAATAGGCGATTGCGGCGTTAATCAGCGTATCTATAGGGCATCCCCGCCCCTGTTGCGGGGGCTGTTCCCCCGTCACCAGCGCGCGACATTTGCTTCGTTTTTTGTGCATTTGCCGATCCTGAGCCAGACCGCGCCGCCACAGGGCGGAAAGAGTATAAATAGCCTCAAAAAAATTGTGCAAATTTGCGCACTATTGTGCAGCACCCCACTTATAAAAAAGAGCCTTATCGGCCCTTTTAATGTCATGGTTGGTTTACGTTGAAGAACCATTCCCACCAGGCATAAATGTAGGTAACAGAGTAGTTGAGCCTGAACGATCATCCTCTTCTTTGGCCTTGAATTGAGAGTAGGTATAGGTATCGAAGAATGATATTCCTTCTATCTCACGCTTCGGTACTAACGTCCGAAAATTAGCCAAGCTCATTGTACTACTCTCTAAACCACCCACAATTCCACTGTCTATGTAGTGGCGCTTGTAGTTAGTCGTGACTGTGATAGTGAGGGTATCTTTGTCACGGTAGCCACTAAGAAGCGGCAGCAACTGTAAATAATCTGCGCTCCCATGCTCGAACTCTGGACAGTCCACAATCCCAACGTAAAACTTGCGTGAACTAAGAGTGATTATCACTGGGAATTTTCTTACGGCAGCCTCGATAAGAAGGCTTTCAAGTGGATCATGGTGCACCGCTTTTACAAGAGCCTCAATTCGCCTATCTTCATTACGACAAACGAACCAGCGCATAAAATGCCCACATCCCCATGCTATGAACATTGACGCAACGCCAAAAAGAGCAAATTTGAAATCAGCAAAGTTAAATTGCTCGGCGGGGGATAGTGGAAAAACCCGCGTGATGGAGTTTGAGTCGATAATTTCGCATGAAAGAAGGAAGTTATAGGCCCATCGGAAAAGCCCCAACACACTAAGCAAGGAGCAAAGCATCCATGACACTAAAGTGAACAGAACACCCCATGCTGCAACATAAAAATAAGCGTCCCAACCTTCGGAACGCTTAAATATGTATCTTGCTGAAACAGCTCTAGTTACGTACAGATAGCCACTTATCAAAGCAATCGCCAGGATGATTGTATTCATTCACCTTTTTTTCCGTTTTCTTCCTTGATATCACCCAGTTTTTCGATCTGGCGAGTAATGGCTTCCACGACTTCGGCATCATTGAGATTCAATGACACATGACCATCACGGCTAATGGTATAGCTGTTTTTGTTATCTTTCAGAGCCTTAGTCAGTCGCTCCTTTGAACTGAACATAGCTCCAGATAATGACAGCCCGTATGCAAAAGACATATCCGCCTCCTTCTCGTTACAACATACAAAATCAATAAAAACAAACAAATAACTTAGTTACAAAGAACAACTCTAAGAATCTGTTGCGCTTTCAGTGTATCTGAAGGCGCTTGTTGCTACGTTATTTATATTAAAGCATGAACCATATCAACAGTTTTTGCTGTATGTGTTCGTATTATTTAGACACCACACAACATGTTGTGTTCAGTTTGAGTTTTTAACACAACTACCATCCACTGGTTTAACTGCTGCTTTCCAGAGGTCAATCAACTCGTCAACCTTGTGTTTGGATATGGATTTACGCCACGGCTGATCGGTACCGGCGATAATCAACTCACCCGTAACCGGATGTGCGCGATACACGGTATCGAGTACCGTCACTTCATTACCGCGCGCCAGTTGCATGGCCTGCGGCTTGCTGATCTGTACCTTCTTAACCTGCGCCCATGACTGAACCAGCCCAGCCAAACCAGCAATTGCCGGTGATAAAACCTGCTCTTGCTGCCTGATCGCATGGGCGGCTTTGAGGTAACTTTCTGCCCGCTGGGTGTCATATTCGGAACAGTCGCCGCTGGTAATGCTGCGCGCCAGCTCCTCAAACTCATCAGCAGGCGATTTCTGCCGCTTCGGTTTGTGGTTATGAAGGCTTTCACGCACCTGTTTTCGCTGTTCCTGAGTCAACTGACCGATCTCAAACTGTTCCGGCCCTTCCCGCTCAGCTGGCACTGTCATTAATGACGGTGATCCGGGCGGTGAATTTGTTCGTTTTTTGACCTCAGTACAGTTATTGACACGAGTCCTAGAGGGCGCGGACGCGCCCCGAAGGTCAAAATCAAAGTCAACGGCCTGCCCGGAGTCGTCTAAAACCTCCGGTTTCTTACGCACAACGCGGTAGGTATGCAGGCGGGTTTCAATCGGTGGCAAGAAGGTGTGAGGCATCACCAGCCCTTTGATAAGGTTCTGATATTCGCCGTGGTCGTTTGGTTGGTCTTTCTGTTGATACCAGATGCGTAACGGCAGATCACGGCGGGCAACCAGTGCCCCACCCTGCAATTGAGTGTATTGCTGCCAGTCGCCAGCATCCGCTGCGCGGTGCAACTCAGCAAACAGCGGGTTTATCTTGTCGGCCTGCTCCTGATTGCGGAGCCGGCGCAGCTCACGCCAGACAGATACCGGCGCACCGCCCAAAAACTGAAACTGACGGATGCCCCAGCACGATGCCCAGGCGGTAGCGTGTTTTGATGTTTCTTTCAGCGGCCTGCCGCTCTCGTCGTCCGTTTCGCCGTCGAGCGCGTAGCCGTCAATATTCTTACTGATGTACTTCACCACGTAGCCGGTGGCGCTGCCGATTTCCTGATCGATCGGCTTCATATCAAAACGGGGCTGATTGCCGTGCTTACCCTGCAACTCCTCCGCATCTTCGCGGGTTGCATATCGCTCCATCGTTTCATGAAGATCGGCTTCATGCTCTGGTAGCGTAAACAGCAGGCCGTGCCAGTGCGGCGTACCATCATGATGGGACTCAGCCACCCGCAGACCAAAAATCGGTATTTTGTTTCGGGCTAACTCGGCGCGGATCTGTTGCCATACACGGTTAAGGTAGCGCTGCGTTGCTCTTGGGCTAGCACCGTTCCATTTGGCATTACGATGACCGAATACGGTATAAGCGTGATATTTGGATGGAGCTGTCAGAGTAAAAAACTGGCCCGCGTAGCCGCTTTCGGTGGCCACTTTCTCAAAGCCGCCGATACGGGTCATCAGTTCAACGCGGCGCAATGCCGGGTTAGATATGCTCTTATCGATCTGCTCAATAAGCGAAATACGCTCTTTGGTGTCCTGGTCCTCCAGCTCAAGACGGGACATGATCGCGCGGCTGCGCTTGCGTCTGGCATCCCACTCATCAACGTGGTGCTTACTGCAATATGGCGCAGCACCTCGCTTTACATCACCAAAGGCAATATGCAGGTGCTCACGCCAGCGCGTGGCGTACTTTTTCAGGTTACGGTGCCAGTAGCGATCATCCAGCATCTTGCTAATGCCGGTAGTTGTCTCATCAATAAACAGCGCCCCCCGGCAATACTTTGCCCAGCTCGGAGGCGTCAGGAAGAAAAGCCGCGCGAGGATAGCCGCTTCGGTGTAAAGGTATCCGGCATATTTGCGATCACTCTGCGTTTCTACTGTTTCGTGAACCTCACTCAGCACAGACCGCATATAGATAGCAATATCCTGCGCCAATAGCTCAACATCTTCTGGCGTGAAGTCCGGCAGGTGGTTAAAGCGCTCAACCAATCCATGCAGAATGTTAAACGTGTGGTAAAGCGGGTTTAACCCTTTGAATGCTGTATCAGCCTGAGATTTAGCCTCATCGGTCATCGCAATAGCGTATTGCTCATTCACCATGTTGATAGGCGGCAGATCCCTGCGGATGATATCGCGCAGCGCCAGACGGGCTATGTGCCTGCCCTTCATGGTGTGAATACTGTCAATTCGGGAAGCCAGACGCAGGCGAATAAAGCGAGGTAGCGGCGCAAGAGTGACTTTCACCCACGCCAAAAACTCCTGTTCTTGACCCAGCTCGACTAGATCAACAACGGGAGTCTTATCAACAAAAATGGCAGCTTTTGGCCTCTGCCATTCGTAATCGTACCGGGTGGCGTCTGGGGCACTACCCGGATACGGTGGAGGTGGAGAAGGGGCGCGACGGCCACGGGTTGCCGTGGTCATTGCGCACTTTTCAGATAGGCAGTTATGAACGCTTCCGCGACCGGCGCAACGATGGCATTACCGTAGGCGCGCAGCTGGCCCACTCGTCCGGCAACCCCATCAACCAAAGGGCTAATGCCGGGTTTAACTGGCCTCCACTTTCCATCGCGGCAGAAAAGCCAGTCCGCAGATCCCCAGAAACCGTTAACCGTGCCGGTCCCGCTATTGCCGCCAAATCCTGCAGACGCTTCTGAATCTTGGAGCCATTCTCCCGGTAATTCATCAAGGCATCCTGCGGGCGCGGGTTTCTGTCGTTGCAGGTGTTCGGCGTTGGCCATCCCGCAAGCTGCGCCGTTACATCCAGCCGATCCGTTGATAACTTCCCGTTGCGAACTCTCCCGCCCTGATACCCCCCCTTCCCGTCCGACGCTGTTGGTGTCGGCCAGCCTGCCAGCTTCACTAATTGCGCTAGACTGCTGCCGGACATACCCGGAGTAATCCCCGCTCCGCCCCGCGTTCCGTCGCTCGCACTTGGCGTAGTCCACCCCGATAAGACTGCCGCTGTCTGCAAGTTCAATCCTCCCTCCCGGCCCGCATTCGATGGATGCTTCCATGAATTGGCTATCGGCGTCGGCCACCCAGAAGAGGCGCTGGCGGATGTGCGGGGCACCGAAGCCCGCAGCGCAGAGATCGAAACCTGCGAAGGCATAATCCGCGTTTTCCAGATCAGCCTGTACAGCGTCGAGCCATGCGAGGCCGTCTTTGCTTGCAACCTGTTCCCCAAAGACAACGTGAGGCGAGCACTCCTTAATAAGGTGAACCCATGATGGCCAGTGGTGGCGTGGATCGTCAAATCCCTGGCGCTTTCCGCAGGCGCTAAAAGGCTGGCAGGGGCAAGAACCTGTCCAGACGGGGCGATTATCGGGCCATCCGGCACGGCGCAGGGCGTAAGACCAGACACCGATCCCGGCAAAGAAGTGGCATTGCGTGAATCCTTTAAGGTCATTTGCGGTTACTTCCTCAATTGAGCGTGTGTCTACGACGCCCGGGGCAATGTGCCCAGCGTCGATCAGGTTGCGCAGCCATTGCGCGGCGAAGGGATCTATCTCGTTGTAATAGGCAGTCATAGAGGGCGTCTCACAGTGGAATCGGGTTTTCTTCTGACTCCCAATAGCCGGGGAGCACATCGCTATCGGATTCATCTCCGCATCCGGCTGAATACCCAGCGCATGGGCCGCAGTCTGGGCAATGACCACCTCCATGACGCCCGCAGCCATCACAGACAGGTAGCACGCCGATCACTTCTTTGGCCTTCTGGCGGTTGTCTTTGTCAGTGCTGACGGAACGTTGCACACTGATTTCGTGCAGCTTGAATGGTTGGTAAATCTCGCGGGTGGTTTCGGTGTCGCTGTTTGAAATAACGACCTTCGCGCCATGCTTGCGGTTAACTTCCAGCAGCTCCGCCACCAACTGGCGGTGATCCTTTTTGGTGAATGGCTCGGCGTGGTATTGGGTGAAATTGGCTGTTTCGCTGGTAGGCAGGTACGGCGGATCACAGTAGATGGCTTCATCCGTTCCAACCATCACTTTGAAGGTGCTTTGAAACGAGCAGCACAGGAAGATAGCTTTGGTGTCGTTAGCCTTCTCAGAAAACTGACGGATCTCCGCTTCCGGGAAGTAAGGCGCGGTTTTATGCTGACCAAACGGCACGTTATAACCGCCACTCCGGTTGTAACGCACCACGCCGTTGTAGCCGTGGCGGTTTAGGTAAAGAAATAAGGCTGAGCGGTAAGTATTAAGCAGACCTTTTGTATCGTTAAAAATGCGGCGGTTCTGTAAATACGCCTCTTTGGCGTTGCCATTTACAAAGAGCTGGCGCGCAAGATCAATCACCAGCTCAGGGTTGACCTTCACCTCACGATAAAGTTGGATCAGGTCTGGGTTGATATCCGCAAGGATATAGCGGCGATAATCGGTATTGAGGAACACGGAAGCGCCGCCAACAAAAGGCTCAACGAGGCAACCAGCCGTTGGTAAATGAGGGAGCAGCTCAGACATTACCCGGCTTTTGCCACCGGGCCATTTGAGTAGCGATCGAATCATCTTGCTTTCTCCTGGGTGTAGGAAGCCCGGCGCGGTGATGCGCCTGACTACTGGTTAATCATTCAGTGGTTAATCGACTGCGCCATCCGGTGCGGGTGGTGGTGATTCGCGTAAGGCCTGCATTTCAAGGCGCGACGCAGCATGATCAGAGAACTCCCACGGCATCGCCGCAGCCAGCTCCGCAAGGCGCTTAATGCCCAACATCAGGCTTACTTTGTCCTGAGTACTGAACTGTTCGAAAGGCATGGTGAGATGGGAGTGAGTCAGCGGCGGCAGATTTTTAAACCGCTGCGCGGCTTCGTTTGCCAGCAGGATGATCGCTTTTTTTTGAACTTCGCTCAGGCGGTCAAACCGACGAGCGGTATCACTTGTGCGTGAAGTGGAAAGACTTTGCTTCAACCTGTCGTACTGAGCAAGGAACATCAGGCGACCTGACTGCTCGTACTGCTGTTTGTTTTTCCGCATATTCATCACCGGTCTCCGTGACACCACTGTTATCTATATTGTTCATTATCATGTGCCGGTTTTTTAGGCTTCGACCGGCGAAGAAGCCGTGCTATGTTGTCTACGCCTGTTACGTTTTCGAAGGCATGACAGGCGTAAACTTTCACTACGTGCAAGGAATCGTTATGTCCCAAACTAAAAATGATGCACTGTGCTCTTTGCTGAATTCGATTGACTTTAGCCATTCTCGCGTTACGTTTGATGCTCATCACGAGTGCGAAAGCGACCATCTCTTCTCTCCTGATGAGCAGGAAAAACTAAATCTTAAAGATCGGCTTGTTGCTGCTGAAACCATGATTACTCTCATCACATCGTGTCTTGATGAGGAAGCTAAAAAGCGTCTTTCAGATAAAATAATCACGTTATCTCATAATCCCGCAGCTATTAATGAATCAGAAATCGCCCGTTCAAAGTTAATTAGCGATTATCTTGAAAGACTATCTGCCTTATAACCAACCATGGCGCGCTGTAGCTTGTCAGCTAATTCGGCTATGGCGCGATTGATAGTTAGAAGATCATCCATACTCACCCCCCTTGTTTCTGATACTTCTTTAACCATAAAAACCACGCTCGCTGTTTTAACTACGCTTCTGGCAACCTCGCTACAGATATTGGCATTTGTCAGGCTTAATGATGGCTTTAAATAACTTTTTAGTCTGAATGCAATAATATCCATAATATGCTTGGTGTCATTCCTGAAAAGATCAAAATCCAGTGCAGCAAAGTGTTCTATCAGTTCATCTTTTCTTATTGATGCGTAGCTGCTGCGAGTCTGTCTGCCAGCCTCCGTATGGCGTATGGCGGACAGATCATACGGCTGTGGTACATTACCCTCGGTGATTTCGATTGTGAGCTTGCGGATCTCTTCGATGGTTGCAACATCAACCTCACCTGAGCACACGGCCAGAAAGTACAAATGAGAAACACCATGGCGCAATAAACCCAACGAGTTATCGTAAGGCATTCCGACAAGCTCATTATTGAAATAAAAACACTCTAGTAAAGCGTTAATTTTTTTGGCGTAGTCTGTTTTCATATTGCTTACTCCGTAATCTAATTTTTCTTTTGAGTTGAACCCGGCGACAGTGATCCCTGATGATGGCCTGTACCGAATATAGAAATATTTGAGAAAAAGCGAATAGCCAGAAAGCAAGTCGCCAGCTATCACTATCACATCGGGATAAAGCATCCATTTTGCATCATCCTATCAATGGTTCGCATCGCTTCAGACAAGGCAAAGTCACGGCCATAATAATTATCAATACTGCCGTTATCATCCCACTTGTTTATCGAATACGAATTGCTTCGATTAAAAGCATTACGTGATGATTTGCGGATAGTGAAGCCGGAATATACATAAACGTTTTTGCTTACCTGAACCAATCCCGGAATGCTTCCAGCATATGACCCGTGTTGTGAGTAGAACTTTTTCATTTTGCTTACTTGAACCAATCCCGGAATACTCCCGGCATATGACCCATATTGTGAGTAGCGCTTTTTCATGTCTGCGTTTTCCTATGCTCGGCCACGAGAAAGCGCATTGCGGCTATTACGCTTCAACACATTGTGCGTGTTCCCGGTGGTGCGTCGATAAGTGGCCTTGTCGCGCATCAGGCGATCGATGTAATGCTTTTCTTCCGGAGTAACCAGGGCGCGACAGTGTGCAACGGCTTCCCAATATTCTTGCAGCATGATGAAGCGCTTTGGTCGTTTTGAGCCTGGCATGCCTTCGCGGTGAACCGGAAGCTGTGCGCGATCCATCAGGTTGCGAACTGATTTGAGTGTGCGGCCGGTGAGGTAGGCAAACTCAGCAGGAGTGACGAAGATCTGCGCTTGCAGTTCTTCGGTGTTCATGTCTCGAATGCCGTCAGCTTGCATTTGAGACATTTTACAGATGCGCTCCACTCTGGCGTTATCTAACGGGAACTGCCGCAAATGTTGAGATCCCGCGATTAATTCAATTTCTCGTGATTCTGTCATTTGTTAGACTCCTTGATTAACCTCTATAGAGGCTTGTTGAGTCGGTTTGATGCTATGCAGCAAACCTTGAATAAATGCGATTATCTGGAGATCTCAAGGTTATGTCAACCAGTCAAGGTGAGAAGTTGCGGCTGATTCGTTTCTCAGAACAGCTGAATAAGCAGCAATTTGTTGATTTAGTAGGAATTAACTACACAACATATTTGGGGTATGAGAGCGGTAAATCGCGAATGACTTTAGATTCCGCGATCAAAATATTTGGGCACCCCAGGTTTCATAAGTACCAGGAGTGGTTCTTATATGACCGCACCGATCCAAGCCGAGGCCAGATAGCACCGGCTCTCGCACACAATGGGCCTGGAGAAACTCAATCAGACCACTCCGGGAAACAGATTGGCTAACGATCTATAAGCATTACATTTTCACTATTTGTTACCAGGATAGTGATCTGACTGTTGGAGGGATTTCTTATGTCCGTTAAGAAACTCGAAGATGGTCGCTATGAAGTGGATGTAAGACCTCGGGGGCGCGACGGAAAGCGCATCCGTAGGAAGTTTGAACGCAAAGCCGATGCTCATGCTTTTGAGCGGAGCATCATTGCGAAGTACCAGAATCATGAATACCTGAACCGACCAGCAGATAAACGACGCTTAAGCGAATTTATAGCGCTTTGGTGGCAGCTTATCGGACGCAACAAGAGTTATGCAAATCGCCGTCTCAGTACCGCTAACTGCATATGCACCGACATGGGGGATCCAATGATTTACCAGATTGATGCGAGAAGCCTAATTGATTACCGGGCCTATCGACTTGAAGAGGGGATCAAAGCGTCCACTATCAACCATGATCTGTTTGCCCTCAGTGGCATATTTAAATCAATGGCAGAAATTGACGAATTTCATGGGGAAAACCCGGTAAGTGCAATCAAGGCACTAAAAGAGCCTAAAACCGAAATGACCTATCTGACACAAGAGGAGGTTGAGTGCTTGCTAGGGATGACGGCGGGTGATTACTACCGTATAGCCGTTTTACTCCTGGCTACCGGTGCTCGTTGGGGTGAGGCCTATCAACTTAAGGCTGAAAATATCGTCGGGAACCGGGTCATGTTCACTCTCACAAAAAACGGTGAACGGCGCGTTGTCCCGATCTCTGATGAGGTGGTCAACATTGTTAAAAACCGCAAGTCCGGGCGTTTGTTCCGCGTTAGTTATAAAACGTTCCGCCTGCGGATGAAAGCTGCAAAACCTAACCTGCCAGACGGGCAGGCAGCGCATGCTTTAAGGCATACCTTTGCAACACATTTCATGATGAAGGGCGGCAATATCATCGCACTGCAAAGAATTCTTGGGCATGCTGATATTTCACAGACGATGGTTTACGCACACTTTGCGCCTGACTATTTGCTTGATGCAGTGAACTATAACCCTCTCAGTGAAATGTCCACATTGTGTCCACACTCTGGAGGCAATATGGGGTTTTGA